CTTCCCAGATTTTCTCAAGCCATGAGGCGCGGTCGGAGTAGGTCAGTTCGACAGCATCATCAGTGTCCAGCATCATAGTCATCATAGTCATCCTCCCCTAAATCCTAGGCATCAAACGGGATGAGGTCCATCTCATCGTCGTCCTCAAACTCGTCCTCGTCAGTGTCTTCGTCCTCCTCGACGGTGTATTCGTCCATGTCAGAGTTGTAATAGAACTCAGCCAGCGGGGTTTTCATGGCGATATCCAAGGCCTCGCCCTCATCGAAAGCTTCGATCATGACGTTGTATGCGGGGTAGTAGTAAACGCGGTAATAGTTCTTCTTAATCATAGCCAATCCTCTCGGGTTAAGTGTTAACGTCGGGAGCATGCTCCCAGCGTTCGATGAAGTCGACCAGCCACGCATGCCATGCCTTTGCCTGCGGGTTGGTGTATAGGAATACGCTCTCGATTGAACAGAGAAGCTCGGACGCACACATCTTGCTGCTCAGACCTTGGTCCTTGGTCCACGCCTCAAACTCGGCAGTCAGGATATCATGGGGGGAATCTCCCCCATGATAGAGTTCGATCACGTCGGTGATGACGGTGTCTTCAGGATTGCGCGACTCCTCATCCGAATAGAAGTGGACCATGCCGTCGGCAAGGGTCTTCTCGACGCGGTCGAAGGCACCCTCAGCATTGTCGGCCTCGACAAAAACGACGGCGGCTTGTGGCAATTTACGGGCTATCCGGACTTCATAAGTAGGCATGGTGCTCTCCTCAATCTTCGATTTTGAAGGCGACAATATCGCCACCGCATGGATGGTCGTGGTTGACGGCCCAGTCCCACGAGCTGGCGTTCTGGTAGGACGTTTCATATCCGTCACGAAGGCGCAAGCACACCTTGGTATGGGGACGGAGATCCTTGGGGATGCTGTTGTCCTCGTTGCCAACCCAAGCATGCCAGACACCCGTCATCAGGGGGCTGTCAGGGATAACCCGATAGGCGATGATGTCCCCTGCGGCATACTCGTCACCATGATCCCAGCCGAATTCGTCAGCATCTTCAGTGAGGCGGTAGCCATCACGGAAGATGACCTCGACCAAGTCGCCAACACCCACCTTGGGGGGCATGGAATATTCGCCGTGCCAGTACAGGAATGGGTTCTCGGTATCGTCTTCATTCGACCGCACCTCCAGAGGGTAGTAGGCCGCGATGCAAGACTTGCCCGTGCCACCCCACGCCCAGATCATGTCGTCTGAGGATGGAACGTCGCCGTTGTAGAACATCACAATCCCGCGGTGCACGTTCTTTGGGGGGTTATTGTCGTTCGGATCGTGCATGATCCACGGACCATCTTCCTTTTTTAAGGTCTGGCGGGCGAAAGCCATAAGGTATTCGATCTGAAAGGCAAGCTTAGGTTGAGCGGTGATCTTGGTCATTGGTCTTCTCCACGGTTGAGAGCAATTGCGATGTTGGTGTACTGGTCTTCCAGATCAGTGATGATCCGATAAAACTCGAAGTGTGCCTCACGGGCGAGGCCCGCATCGACAGGCGACATCGGATAGTCACGACCGTGGGGGACGCATGAGGTCATCGCCTTTCTAAGGTCGTATGCCGCATGGAGGACGGCACGATACTGTTCGAAGAGGTCGGCCCGACTGGAGCCGTTCAGATTTGGGGTAGGGGGGATCAGGGTGGGGGTGTTCATGGTCTTTCTCCTCAGTTGTTATTGGGTGTTATTGGGTGTTATTGGGTGTTATTTGGGTTGAATGTGTAGAGGACGGTCTCGTCCAACTCGTATGCATCAGCAAGCCCCAGCAAATCGTTGTACAGATTGAAGTGGGCGGTGTTGCCGTCGACACCATCGCAAATCCACCCGTCGTGGACGTCCTGCAAATCGGCCAAGAACTGGCATATCCCCATGCCGTCAGGATCAAGAGGGGGCGTGATGACATTCTTCAGGACAGACTTTACCGCTGGGTTAGACACACACTCGCTTTCCAAAGATGGGGTGTATAGCTCGTCGGGGATGATGAAGCCGACAGCACAGCGAAGCTCGCCAGCCTCACCTCCGCGATAGGCGCATGTGGGTTCGCCGTTTACATCGGGGTACATGGACCGCTTGCCCTGCGCGAACAGCAGGGGGACAACGTGGTCGAAGATTTCCTGAGCGGATGAGAAGGTTTTGTAGGTCATCGTCTTTCTCCAGATGTGTTTGTCAGATTTTGATAAAGGGTGCGTTTCGGATTGCCTGACAATGTCAGGCCAGCTCGGCCGAGGTGTCATACCAGCGGGCATTCTCGGTGTTGTTCTCCTCGTGGTCGACCTCATCGACAATGTCGTAGGTTGCAGGGGCTTCGTCGTAATAGTCGACCTCGAAGTACACGTTGCCCTCGTCGACGGCATCCTCGGCCATCTCGTAGGCGAGGCTTTCAGAAGTGGCTTCGACTGCGATGGTGGCGTACATCTTGTAGGTGCGGGCAATGCGGATGGTGAAGGTCTTCATGGGGATTACTCCACGGTCTGGGTTGCAGGGAGATCGTAGGACCAGTACGGAACCTCGCCAGCCTCGTCCTCGGCCTTCTGCACAGCGATGTCGCCAATGCGGTTCAGGACTTTCGAAAAGTCGGGACCGTCGAGGCGGATCATCAGATGCAGCGCACCCATATCGAACAAGGTGGCGAAGGCATGGTCGTCATAATTGTCTTCAGGGTTGATACCCGTGGCGATCATCAGCTCGACGATCTGTTCGGTGGTCTTCTTATACAGGTCGCGGTAGGTCTGGTCTGCGTTCGACATCGGGTGGTCCCTTTCTGCGGTGGCCGTGTTTCGATGTGTTGAGAATAGGGGGGTATGTTTTCAGGGTCAAGCGGAAAAACAGACCTTTGCTATGTTTGTTTGTGGGGTCAGCTATGCGTTGGGGGCAGGGGTAGGTGGTCCTCGGCCCACGGACCGTTGCTATAGAGCAGAAGGGATTATTGATATCTTTTGCTATGTCGTATCAGAAATTAGTGAGTCATATAGGAACCTATATGGGGTATATGGGGTGTTCTGAATATTCCAATTCTATCATTAGTTCCGTCGCGCGCACAGAAAATGTTGTTTTGTTCTCGCCCGCGGGCGCGACCGCGGTCAGGTCTTTCTTCTGATTTTTGGATCACCCCATATACCCCGTATAAGGTCCTATATAAAACGCTTTTTCTAGATACGACATAGCAAAAGATATAAGAAACACTGTTTCCCTTAGGGCATAATCAACCGTTGCTTATTTTCAACATCTTGTGTAAGGTCTTATTGTACAACACTAGATATGGACACCGTCATGACCCCAGAACAGCAGTATACCGCCCAGCAAGGCCGCAACCATGAGGCCCAAAGGGTTCGTCGTGTCTCCGAATATCAGGAGAAGGTCCCGCTTTACATGGCCCTGCAACACTACTCCAGCCTTCGTGCTTTTCTGAAAGGCAAACATCTGCCTGATGATCTGCGGCACGAGATCGTCTTGTTTCTCACTCACCATGACGAGATGCCACAACCCGCAGGGCTGGGCTTCCGCTCGGAGAAGGTCCGTAAGAAGATATCAGCAGGAAAACAAAACAAGCCACATGCTCCCGTAGCACGTCTTGCTATGAAGGCCGCACAGCGGGATCGCCGCAAGAAAGAGTATCACGCCCACGTCGCCAACCTGATAGCTGGGGGTGATGGCCCCAAGTATCTCCGCAAATCCCTGATCAAACAGGGGCTGATCCCCGACACCGAGGACCGCATCTGATGGCAAAAGCAAAAGCAACCCACCGACCACGTCTAGAGCATGTGGTAAACCCGAAACTGGAAAAGGGGTTGACCGAAAAGCAGGAGCTCTTCTGTAAGATATATGCCACCGAAAACGTCACTCGCACTGAAGCCGCCCGAAAGGCTGGATATTCAGAGCAGACCGCTCTGGTGGCCGGAAGCAAGTTCTTAAACGGTCGAGACTTTCCGAAAATCATTCACCGCATCTCCGAAATCAAGGAAGAGCTGGCCGTCAAATTCGAGGTCACCTTCGACAACCATGTGATGCAGATGGCTCGGATCAGGGATGCCGCCATCGACAAGGGGCAATATACTGCCGCTGTTGCCGCTGAGAAGGCCAGAGGCCATGCCGCAGGGCTTTACATCAACCGTTCTGAAATCCTTGTGGGCAAGATCGACCAGATGTCCAAGGAAGAGGTTTTGGCCGAGATCAAACGACTGCAAACCGAGTTCCCGATGCTGGCCGCATCGACCGCTCCGACCATCGATATGGTCGCCCTCCCCCGCAACCCCGACGATCTGGAGACCATCTCATATGCAGACCGAGAAAGCATTATGGCAGAGCTTGAAGAGAGGGACTGAAAAGGACGTCCACTGGACGCGTGTTGAGGCTTGGGCGGGTGCTGGTATCCCCGACATCAATGGTGCCTTTGTATGGGCTTCTAATGGCCAGCAAATGGCCATTGAGATGTGGTGCGAATTGAAGGTCTGCCGTTCCAAAAAATTCAAGACCCTTGACCTGTGGCGACCCGCACAAGTTGCATGGCAAACCAAGCGATCTACGGTATCCAGATACCTCTATAACCTGATCAGCCACCCAGAGGCACGGGAAATAAAAATTTTCGGTGGTCACTTGGTACGGGAATTGCAGGAGGATGCCGACGGCACCGTGGTGCCTGATCTGGTGCTGAAATACCGTGATCCGTGGTCCGTGTTCCTTGATTATGTGGCCTCGACGCCACCGTTATGGCCGACAGCATCGACAGCACCGAACCGAGGATTGCGCGAAGCGGCATAAGGTCCGTGGACCGTGGTCGACTGCATCGACTGCACCGAGATTAGGATTGCGCGATAGCGTAAACAAAAAAAGCCCCGCACGGGGCGGGGCGAGTCGAGGGAGGAAGGGGCAGGATAGGGTCTTTCGACCCTATCGTCAATGGAAACGGTTTTTTGTCGGACCGTGAGCATTGATTGCAATGCTCACTTTTGCTCTCGCACTGGTACCGCCACAAGCACGACACGTCGCACAATCTGTTTTGTATCCCGATTCGGCACTAGCAGGGCATGCCACCTCGCCCGACAGTATGGGGCTTGCGGCCATCTTGACGCGGAATGTGCGCCATCCGGCCGCATGGGCTGACACATGATCTGCTTCACTATCGGCCGATGCCATGCAGAACGTCTTGAAAGCGGCGAAGCGGCCATCGCGCCATTGATGAGTATAGCCGTTAATCGCGGCCGCTTTCAACGTCGCAGCCCTCCACACTTGGAAGGGTGCGGCCGTCGGATCTCCATAAGTTCCAGCACGAAACGCAAGACCAGCGAACAAATCAGGCAAGATGGCCGGATCATAATCTGCGCCAGGTTTTGCATATCGGCCACGCGTTAAAGCCCCATAAACGGCCATGACAGAACGGCCGACGTTCACATAGCATGTCCCGCCATTGTTTGGGCGATGCATGCAATCGCCACAGACTGACGCATCATCGCCTGATTTAAGAGCCGTCATCGGATCAACGTCGGATCGGATTATGAAGGTCTGGACCATATCGCCAGTTTTGGCATTGATGCTAGCAGTCGTGATCCGGTTTGCAATCACCGCGATAGGTTTACCGTCCAAGGCCGACGGACCTTCGAACAAAACGAGCCCACGGAATTTTTCGCGGCGCAGGGCGAGTTTCATTGCACTTGCTGTATGGATCATCGGATTATCTCCCAGCCAAAATGGATTTAAGTTCAAGCTTGATACGCTTTGCAGTCTCGCCACGATATGTCGCGGAATTAGCCAAAAAATAGATCACTATCGTTTCGGCACTATCGTAATAATACTCGTCATCAATGCTATCAAGCGATAGCATGGCGTCCAAGTATGGAACCGCGCCAAAATATGGTTTTTTCCAGTCTGCCCTAATCTCACGAGCGATAGAAGAAAGTGAACGGTTTTGCATGTCAAAGCCCCATAAGCATGGCCATAAGGCCTGTTAAAAAGATTGTGATGGCGACAAGTTCGGCGATATCGCCGAACAAGTCTAAGATAATTGAGCGAAACATTAGGCCACTGCTCTTTTACGAGCGGACACGCGGACACTCATGACTTCTGCTTTTTGTTCGCAATATGCGATATCATCGGCCGACAATACTTCGCGGACACGGTCCGAGTTCAGCGTAACGCGTTCGGTCCACACAATCGCGGCACGAAACAAATCGCCATCAATCTCGGCATAGCCGGAAGCTTTCAAGATATCGGCAAGCTGTTTTTCGGTTTTGGTCAAGTCTGCAATTTGCGCCTTGATCGCGCCCAATTGATCGACCGTGGTTTGATAATTTGTCATGATGTTTGCCCTTTCTACGGCTTAGGTTGATAGGTTAGTTTTTCCAGACTAGTTCGCGCAAGATCGGGTGACCAACCCAACGGTACTGGTTTGCATCGTACGCTTTCAAGACAGAAGCTTCTGTCAATTCTGCGCTTGGTGCTGTGATCATGCCATCAATGCACCGATCAAGATCAACAAAAAAGATGCGGCCGTCATCAACTTGCGCGGCCACGATCCGTTGACCTTGCTTGCTATACTGTCTTCCCGTGTTGAACTGTATCATTGGGTTGCCCTTTCTGGTGGCGGTTTTTGGTAGAGCCCTAGGTTTATCAATATGGTTTTTTTTAGACAGCCCATTTCACGCATGTCTGCTATGCATGCCACGCATGGATCCTGCGCGATGGTATAAAGGAACGCGCGCGTGAGATGCAAGAACCATGCCAACGGGTCCCTTGCCAGAAACCCACCACCAGTCTGCGACGGTCCAAACACCACGACCCCCTTTTTGGCCGGCTTTCGTCGCCTTCATCCTATAAATCCGATTTTCCACAGTTTGTGAGCAACTCGTAAAAGTTGGCCCCCAGAAAAGACCCCCCCTTCTCTTTTTAAGGTACCCTATTGACCGGGGGGTGAAAAAAATCTATGAATTTTGACCATGGCAAAAGAAGTCCGTGATCCGAGTTCCCACCGCACACTTTCGCAGATCAAGAAGCTGTCACGCGGTTACAACCACCGTCCCGAGCAAATCAAAAAGCGGGACGAGCGTAATGCTGCCCGCAGCCTGATGAAAAAGGGTGGCAAGGTTTCCAAGGGCGACGGACTGGACGTCGATCACATTAAGCCGCTGCGCTCAGGCGGTACAAACAAAAAGTCTAACCTTCGTGTTATATCGAAGTCTCGTAACCGGGGCTGGGCTGACGGTAAGGTTTAAAGCATCAATGTTCCCGATCAGGAAATTCTTATAGACATTCTTCAGAAATCCATGGTACTTTCCCGCTCGGTAAGTATTATGGTGGGGCGAAGGCTTTTTGCTGTTTCGCCTTCTTGGGAACCGTAAAGCAGAACAGCGTCCACCGTTCCACCCGCCACCCTCATTTTGACCGCCGCATCGGGAAAAACTCTATCCCTGTAACGCTGGCCCAAGACTTGCCTCGTTTGATATTGAGCACCGTGGACCCACTGACCCCGTAGTCGAGGCCCACGACACGAGCAGACCGTGGATCACGGACAATGGCCAGCACTTCCAAATCTGTAAGCGTCGTTCTCCCGTTCTGCGCTCCCCGTGCGGTCCTGCCTCGCAGTACTCGATCCAGGATGTTGTCAAGTTGGGTTCCTGATTCGAGATGGTGTGGGTTGACGCAGGATGGGTTGTCGCAGCGGTGTCTGATGACGAGGTTATCGCCTATCGGCCCGTGGAACAGGATGTAGGAGAATCGGTGCGCCCCTATCTTCTGTTTGTTATGTGTAAAGTTTCCGTAACCAAACGGACCCTTCTTTCCTTTGTAGTTCCAGCAGACGTTTTGTGCTCCCACTTTCACACGGGAGAAAAACCGTGCTATATCATACAGATCAATGGTCCGTGGTCCATGTGCCATGGAATTACCAATCCTGTTAACGGAGAATGACCCGTGGTCCTTGGTCCAGAGAAAGTCCCTGAAGAAGTTCTGAAAAAGTTTGCACAGCTATATGACAGGGCCGCGAAATTGTCGACTCTTGAGAAGAGCCGGCTTAATTTTTTGGACTATGTGAATCTTGTATGGCCGAGCTTTATTGCCGGCTATCACCACAAGATTGTTGCGGAGAAGCTGGAGCGGGTTGCCAGTGGTGAGTTGAAGCGGCTGATTATCAACATGCCTCCGAGGCATACGAAGTCGGAGTTTGCGAGCTATTTGTTTCCAAGCTGGTTCATTGGCAAGATGCCGCACAAGAAGATTATGCAAGCGACGCATACGGCGGACCTCTCGACAAGGTTTGGTCGTAAGGTTAAGAACCTGATGGAGACGGACGAGTACAAGCGGATTTTTCCTGATGTCCGGTTGAGGATTGACAGTAAGGCGGCGTACCGCTGGGAGACGGACGATGGCGGAGAGTATTACGCTGCTGGTGTTGGCGGTAACATCGCTGGTCGCGGAGCTGATTTGTTTATCGTCGACGATCCGCATTCGGAACAGGACGCTATGTCGCCCACGGCGTTGGAGAATGCTTGGGATTGGTATACTGCTGGTCCTCGTCAGCGTTTACAGCCTGGAGGTGCTATCGTCATCGTTATGACGCGATGGGGTGATGCGGATTTGACGGCTCGGCTTTTGAAGCAGTCCGCTATGGATCCGAAGGCGGATCAGTGGGAGATTGTGGAGTTTCCGGCGATCTTGGACAGTGGTGCGCCGCTGTGGCCTGAATACTGGAAGCTGGACGAGTTGGAGAAGATTCGTGCGTCTATCGGTATTGCCAAGTGGCAAGCGCAGTATATGCAGCAGCCGACGTCCGATACGGCCTCAATCATCAAGCGTGACTGGTGGAACATCTGGGACCACGAGAAGATTCCCCGTTTGCAGTATGTGATGCAATCGTATGATACGGCGCACACGAAGAAGAAGACGGCGGATTTTAGCGCGATCCAGACGTGGGGGGTGTTTTATCCTCGAGAGGACGGCCCGGCGAACATTATACTTTTGGATAGTAAGAAGGGCCGCTGGGAGTTTCCGGATTTGAAACGTATTGCTTTGGAGGAATACAAGTACTGGGAACCGGAAACGGTATTGATCGAAGCGAAGGCTGCGGGGTTACCACTGTTACAAGAACTGCGGGCCGTGGGCATTCCCGCGGTGGACTTTACGCCGAGCCGCGGTAATGATAAGCATGTACGTCTGAATTCTATTGCTTCGTTGTTTGAGGCCGGGTTAATCTGGAGGCCAGAGACATCGTGGGCTGAAGAGGTCGTCGAGGAGATCGCTGCGTTTCCAAACGGCGACCATGACGATTTGGTAGACTGCGCTTCGCAAGCCCTGATGCGCTTTAGGCAGGGTGGGTTTGTGTCGCATCCGGACGATTTCTACGCGGAGAGTGAGCCGCGAACCAGTAACAGGGTATATTACTAATGGCCAATTCCCCTTATGACAATATCTCGGAATCCTTGTACGACGCTCCACGGTCCATGGACCAAGGTGCGGAGGTGGATATCCCTGAAGAGGATTTGAATGAGGGCGAGAATTATACAATTGAGGAAGATGAAGATGGTGGAGCTACAATCACTTTTGGCGACACAGATCCAGAAAAAATGGACATCTCTTCGCTCGGCTTTGGCGACAATCTGGCATTGGTTTTGGAAGATAATGTGCTTGCTACCATCTCTCAGGATCTCACAACTGCTATTGAAGAAGACGACTCAAGCCGCGAAGACTGGAAAAAGACTTATGAAGAGGGGCTTACTCTTCTTGGTCTTACCTATGAGGAACGCACTGAACCGTTTAACGGATCGACTGGCGTAACCCACCCGATTCTAAACGAGGCCGTGACGCAGTTTCAGGCCCAGTCCTATAAGGAGCTGCTGCCGGCCAGTGGTCCAGTGCGGACGCGAATCATTGGAAAGGTTACTCCGGAGCGCGAGCAACAGGCTGATCGCGTAAAAACCTACATGAACTACCAGATTACGGAAGTCATGGAAGAGTATGACCCTGAATTTGACCAGATGCTGTTCTATGTTGGCTATGGTGGGTCTGCTTTTAAGAAGGTTTACTACGACGGGGATCTTGGTCGCGCCTCTAGCCCCTATGTTTTGCCAAAGGATTTGATTGTACCCTACGGTGCGCGTGATCTGATGACCGCGGAACGGGTAACACATGTGTTACGCACCACGGAAAACGATTTACGCAAGCAGCAAGTGACCGGTTTTTACCGCGATGTAGAGCTGACGGGACCAACTGAAGCTGAACGTAGCGATATTGACGAGAAGATTGACCGGATTTCCGGTATGGAGCCCTCTGGTGACCCCAAAGACTACGTTTTGTGGGAGTGTCACTGCCATTTGGACATCGAAGGCTTTGAGGATTTAGACGACAACGGCGATCCGACGGGTATTAAGTTACCATATATCGTCACCCTAGACTCAAACTCTGGGGACGTTTTGTCAATTCGCAGAAATTATCGCAAAACAGACCCACGCAAACGCAAGAACCAGTATTTTGTTCACTATAAGTTCCTTCCGGGCCTTGGATTCTATGGTTTCGGCCTTGTTCACCTCCTCGGAAACCTTGCTCGCAGCGGCACGTCGATTCTTCGGCAGCTGATCGACGCAGGAACGCTTGCAAACCTCCCCGCGGGGTTCAAGGCCCGTGGTCTACGGATTGAGGATCAAGAATCACCGCTTCAGCCGGGAGAATGGCGCGATGTCGACGCTCCGGGTGGGGATTTGTCGCAGAATCTGTTGCCGCTTCCCTATAAAGAGCCGAGCCAGACGCTGTTTGCGCTGTTGGGCTTTGTTGTTTCGTCTGCCGAGAAGTTTATTGGGACCACGGACCTTGGAATG